CTGAGCACAACGTAGCAAACTACTTAGATGCATTAGTGAACACTGCTATAGATTGGTTTAAACCATACGCTCACTTACTTGTATTTGTGGGATATGGCAATCATGAGACTGCTATAATAAAGAACTGCGAAACTGACTTAATAGAGCGCTTTGTTAGTGGATTAAACAGAGAAGCTAACTCTAATGTATTAGTAGGTGGCTATGGTGGATGGTGGATTCACAGAGTGGCTAAAGGTAAGAGCAGCCATTTTGTTTTTAAAACTAAATACTACCATGGATCAGGAGGAGGAGGAGTAGTTACTAAGGGAGTAATTCAGAATAACCGAATGGGTGTTATGATAGATGGAGCTGATTGCATTTGGACTGGCCACGTGCATGAACTTTATCACCATGCTGATATGGTAGAGGAGTTAAGCTATAGCCCTGGCAATAGCTATAGAATCAATATGAGATATGTGCATCACATTCGTACAGCAAGCTATAAAGAGGAGTATGATGAAGGGTACATGGGCTTTCACGTGGAAAGAATGCGACCACCTAAGCCATTAGGTGCTTATCTGCTGCAATTAGATTTAGAAAGAATGCGTAACCCTGTTGATACTCATATCATTGTGCCTACTTTTGTGCAATGGCGGGACAAATAGAATACAATTTCAAGCCTCTTACAAGGCAAAGCGAGGCGCTTAAATTCTTATCAGTAGATAGTAACGTTGAAACTATCCTTTATGGGGGTGCAGCAGGCGGTGGCAAGACTATGTTAGGCTGCATGTGGCAGATTCTTAGGCGCTTAAAGTATCCAGGTACCCGATCACTGATAGGCAGAGCTAAGTTAGACACTCTTAAAAAGACTACCATGAATACATTCTTTCAGGTAGCTAATGACATTGGCCTTAAGGCAGGAGAGGATTTCAGTTATAATCAGCAATCACATATCATTAAGTTTAGCAATGGCTCAGAGATTATACTTGCTGACTTATTTCTCTATCCATCAGATCCGCACTTTCAAGACTTAGGAGGCCTTGAGCTCACAGATGTATTTTTAGATGAGGCAACTGAGATAAGTGAGAAGGCATACAGTGTAGTGTGCTCACGTATCCGGTACAAGCTTAATGAGTTTGGTCTTAAGCCAAAGATATTACTCACCTGCAATCCTGCAAAGGGATGGATCTATAACCAATTCTATCTGCCCTATAAGAATCAGAATCTTCCTGAGCACCTTGCTTTTGTGCAAGCTTTACCTGGTGATAATATACACTTGCCGGATGCCTATGTAACAAGCTTAAGCAGATTACCCGAAGCTGATAGAAAGAGACTCTTAGAGGGTGATTGGGAATTTGATAACAGCAGTGATAGACTTTATCTTTATGAAGAGCTCATGCGCTGCTTTAGAGAACCTATGAATGTAGGAGAGGGATACATCACAGCAGACATTGCGCGACTTGGTAAAGATAGAACAGTGCTTTGCGTATGGAAGGGATTAAGCTGTATAGATATAGTAGTGCTTAGGCAGAAGAGACAAGATGAAGTTAAGGCAGAGATTCAGCGCTTAATGAATCAATATTCAGTTAGGCTATCTAACGTGCTTGCCGATGCTGATGGGGTAGGCGGTGGCCTCGTTGACAGTTTACGCTGCAGAGAATTTATGAATGGCAGCAAAGCTGTAAGAGGCACTCAGTACATGAACCTAAAAGCAGACTGCTACTTTAGATTAGGAGAGTTAATTGATAAGAATGAGATTACTTTCCCTATCAAATGGCAAGAGGATATCTGCAAAGAGTTAGAATTGATTAGGAGAGTAGATCCTGATAAGGAAGGTAAGCTAAGAGTAACATCTAAAGACACCATTAGCCAGCGCACCGGAGGGATTAGCCCCGATATAGCAGATGCTATAATGATGCGAGCCTATTTTGAGCTCAATAGGAACTACACTAAGTATGCATTCATCTAAGATAACTCCATTAAAGTGTTATTTAGCACACTTTATCGTACTTAAAAGTGTGTTATGAGGGATATTACATACTATAATGTGCTTTTTATAGTAGAAAATAATCTACAGAATAAGCCTTATAGTGGAAAATAATCTACAAAATTATACCCGATAACGTATAATATCTGCTAATATCTGCAAATTATACGCATAAGGGTATAAAACAAAATAGCCCTACACGTTTGTAGAGCTATCCTGTAATCAAATAATCAATATAAGCCTAAACCAAAAGGCTAAAATGGATAGCCAAATATATCACACTTAATACTATGTGCATAAGTATGTGAATAAGATGTTGAAACGAGATAAGTTAATAGTCTAATTTTGAGCACATGAAGAACGAAGAGGCGCTAATTCAAGAGGCTGTTATTAACTATGTTAATGCTCAATATAGTGGCACTCTTTACTGTGCATCTGCAGGAGGGGTAAGAACTTCAATGAAACAGGCTGTAATGATGAAGCGTACTGGCTACGTTAAGGGCTTCCCTGACATCTTTATCTATGAGCCTAAAGATAGCTTTCATGGCTTAGCTATTGAGATGAAGAGAGAGAAGGGAGGAGTAGTAAGCTTACACCAAAAGGAATGGCATAAGAAGCTAACTGAGAGGGGATATTTCTGCGCGATATGTAAAGGCTTTGATGAGGCTAAAAAAGTAATTGATGAGTACCTACACCTCTGAAATAAATAGGTGTTATGCTGAATGGCGCAGAGTAGCAGCAACTGTTACTCGTTTAGATTTAGCTGATGAACTTTTACACGATACGCTGCTGAAGATATTAGAAAGTGATAAAGATAAATTGCAGGATATTCATGACCGAGGCAAGCTTAACAATTACGTTAGCAATGCTATTAGACTATCTGCACGCTGCAGTAATAGCTCATTCAACTACACTAGGTTAAGATTCGAAAAGATACGCAATGATCTGAAAGATGATATTATAGATGATGTGAATAAGAGTATAGGCATGCGCTTAGAGAATGAGCAGTTAGATATATTTATAAGCAGACTGCCATACTTTGAGCGTGAGCTATTCTTTCTCTATGCCTTAGATGATTTCAGCTACCAGGAGTTAGCTAAAGAAACAGGCATTCCTCTTAACTATCTTTACCGGACAATTAAGAAAGCTAAAGTAACACTAAGAAATTCACTACAGATATGACTAAAGAAAACTACGCTGCGAGGATTGAGATCTGCAATAACTGCGAAGTATTTAACACGCGATATAAAACGTGTGGGCCTCCTACTAATGCTATTAATCCATTCGCTAAACCAACTGAGCTTAATGGGCATCTATTCAAGCCCTGCGGCTGCCCTATAGATCACTTAGCAATGTATGCAGTTAAAGATTGCCCAGCTAAGAAATGGCCTATCTTAAATGATAGATTAGTAATTGAGAACATGCTGGCCTTTATTGAATCTTTAAAGCGTAAGAATCAGGTAACGAGCCAAGATATGAAAGTGATAGGTGAGCTGAGAAAGAAGTACACTAAGTTAGATTACCCTGGCACAAGCTGTGGCCCATGTGCTAAGAAATATGTAGATGATGTAGAGAAGCAGTTAGAAGAGGAGCTTAATAAATTAGAACAAGCTCAAGCACTGCTCACTCTTGAGCAAATACCTATACAAATAAAGAAACGAAGAGCTAAAAGAAAAAAACTATGACACTATTAATTATCTACTTAGTAGGCTTCCTACTTCACACTGGCATCCTTTGCACAAACATTTACAGGCATCAGAGGCACCTATCTTCATTCCATTGGTATGCTTACATAGGTGTGGTATTTACAGGCTTTGTATGGCTGCCTTTTTGGATATACATTACTGTGCTACGTTTTCAACAGCCAAAATAGTTTTTAACATGTGTATCTTTCATGACAATTCTATTAATATATTTGTCTCATGCGACATATTACTGTAAGACATACTTTTGATTTAGGTTTTGATACAGCTCTGGGGGTGCGGTCGCATGCACTCTCGGAGCTTATCTTTTTATAGATGGCTAACATCACTCACCTGAGTAAGTCAAAGCTCAGTAACCAATGACTACACTTGCAAAATACCAATGCTTGGATCGCACAAATACTCTTTTAAGAGTAAGGCAGTTTGTTTTTCTAGGGAGCTTTTTCTTTTCTTTCTTTTTCTTTTTACCTTTTTTCTTTTTCTTTCTTTTCTTTTGTTGATGTTAATTAACTTAGCTAATAGCTATAGCTAATAAGCATAAGCTTTAAGCTAATAGCTCAAGCTTATTACACTAACTATAGTACTAATCTTACTAAACTATTACTAATATTACTAATCTTAATTATAAATGAATGATAATAAGTATAAATTTTTGAGGGCTCAAGTGAAAATGTTTAATCCTACATTTACTGATAAAGAAATTGATAAGGAGTGCGAGAAGATTCTAAATGCTGGAGAGGGTGGAGAGGATGAGAGCTGCCTTTATTGTGGATCGTAACTGTTAAATATCAATAATCAATTATAAAAATAATCGAATTATGCAATGTAATATAACATTTGACTTAGACTCACCTGAAGATGCAGCTCACCATCTTAGATGCACTAAAGCATTAGATTTAGCACTGTGCTTAAATGAGTTCAACACTCAGCTACTATCTCAGCTTAAGTATGATGAGCTATCAGGTAAAGAAAAGATATTACTATCTAGGGTTAATGAGTTACTTCAAGAGACTATGGAGGAGTATGGCATTAACTTAACTGAGCTTTGTAGATGATATTAATACCAGCACAGCTTGAATCAGTAGGCACAAGAAAAGATAAGACTCTTAAACTTACCTTTGGTACTAACGAGCTCACTCCGGCACAAGCTGCTGAACTGTTCGGCACAGCCAATCAGTTCGGTTACTTAGCTTTTAAAGATGAGAGCTTTAGACGTGAGGAGCTGGATGCAGTAGAAAGCTTGAAATCAGAGTTAGAAGATACACTTAAGAAACCTTCTCAAAGATTGAGGGGTATAATGTTTAGGGTTTATGAAGCTGATAGTGAAGGATTTACTACCTTTGCTAAATACTATGACTCTAAGATGGAGCAGTTAATAACACACTTTAAGAATAAGTTAGCGTAATGGATGAGCAACCACAAAATCTAACGGTTAAAAAAGATGCTATGATTCAGGCACTTACCTCAAGCTTAGGTAATGTAACTGAGGCAGCTGAGAAGATAGGAATACGAAGAGAGACGCATTACGCTTGGCTCAAAGATGATGCTGAGTATAGTGCAGCTGTAGCATCACTTAAGAATGTAGCTTTAGACTTCGCAGAGTCGCAGCTTAAGAAGCTGATGGAGGGAGCAGAGCGCCAGGCATTAACTCACGATGGTGAGATAGTAACTATTAAAGATGCACCTAACACAAGTGCTATAATCTTTTACCTTAAGACTCAAGGTAAGCAGAGAGGTTACATAGAGAGGCAAGAGCTGAGCACTGAGATAAAGAGTATTAACATAACCATAGACGGTACAAATATTTAAGCTATGAGTCAAATAACCAAACGAGACGAAGAAATGTTTATAGCTATAATGGCTCACTTTCATAAAGAGATTCCAATAATGTTCAGTAATCCTGAGGAATTAACTGCGGATAAAAGAGCTGATTTAGAAATAGAAATGTATGAAGAATTAAAGAAAGCAGGTAGATTAAGATTTGATTATGAGTGAAAAAATAATAAGCACTAAGTACAGTGATCAGACACTAGGTACCTATGTAGATTTCCTTAATGCCGGAACTGATAGCGTTTCTCAGATTCAGGCAATAACAGGATTGAAGAGAGATGACATTAGGAAGATTGATGTCACAGTTATTGATAAAATTGTGACAAATTATTCGCAAGGTTTACGCCAAGATGAGAAGGTATTTAAGCAGTTCATAGATATTGATGGTGTAAAGTTCGGCTTTCATCCTAACCTTAAATCTATGACCTTTGGAGAGTGGTTAGATCTATCTGAGTTTAGTAAGAACTTCCCCCATCAGCTACCTGAGCTAATGTGCATTCTCTATAGACCGGTAACTGCTGAGATTAATCTGCAGTACAAGATAGAGCCTTATGATAGTGATGTGCATCTTAAGTACGTGCCTCAGATGAGGAAGCTAAACTTAGCCAATGTTAATGCTGCGCTGCTTTTTTTTTCGACACTCAGCAAAGATTTGCAGAACAGTACACCCGAATATTTAGAGCAGGAGCTGGAGAAGCTGAAGAATCAGATCAGTCAACTAGCCGAAGAGGTGAAACATTAGCATCAGTGTATCAGTGGTGGCATGTCATAGAGGAGATGAGCGAAAGAGACGTAACTAAGTTTGATACCATAACTAATCAGAGAGCCACTACCATCTTTACCCATTTAACCTATGCGATGGATTACGCTAACAGCTTACAACAAAAGCTTACTTAAATTCCACTATAAGATATGAGCACAATCAATTACACATACAACGTAATAGTAGATAGGTTTAGACAATTCGCAGCAGGGCATTTTCAGCTGAGAAGGTTTACGCATGGAGAGATTAGCCAAGCTGATTTAGAGAAAGAAGCAGAGTGGCCATGGATGCACGTTAAGCCTCGCGCTATTAACTACTCACCTGGTACAAGAGCTTTCAGCTTTGAGATATTCATTTCTGACCTACCAAGAGACAAAGAAGATAAGACGGGATACCAAGCGGAGAGCATTACTGACTGCTCGCTTATCTTTCAGGATCTTATCAATGAGATTCACTTAGGGCACATGTTCGGTGATGATGTAGTGCTTACTCGCCCTGTTAACTCTGAGCCATTTGTTGAGCAGTATACTCACACGCTAACGGGAATTACCGGAACTATTGAGCTTAACCTAGATTACGATTGGAGCGCATGCTCTATCCCTGCAAGCTGGAATTATAACACACCTACTAACTCGCCTAACGATGGATGGGGAGCTTTGCAGTTTATTGAGAGCTTAGATCAGAATGGGGTATTTGTTAGTCTATTGAATGATGAGGAAGCACCAGGTAACTCTTACTACTATGGTACTGATGCAGCAGGAATTAAGGGATGGTATGCTATTGTAGATAACATCGGCCTCACTTGCGAGACCTTACCTGATTGCGCTACCATTATCAGCATCAAAGAAGATATTGAAGCGCTGCAGACTGATGTAGCTTTAAAAGCTAACACTGCTGATTTAGGACCTACAGCATTTAGTAATAGCTATAATGATTTAAGTAACTTGCCTACCATACCAGCTGCTCAAGTTAACTCTGATTGGAACAGCGTTAGCGGAGTAGCTGAGATACTTAATAAGCCTACCATTCCATCTATTGCAGGCTTAGTGCCTGATACTCGCACGATAAGCACAACAGCACCTATCACAGGAGGCGGTGACTTAACAGCGAATAGAACGCTATCAATGCCACAGGCAACAACACTCGTTGACGGCTATCTTAGCGCAACGGATTGGACTACTTTTAACGCAAAGCAAAACGCTTTAGGTTTCACTCCAGTTCCTTCAACGCGAACGCTAACGATTAACGGCACTACTCAAGACTTATCAGCAGATAGAACATTCACGATAGCGACAGGTTTAACGGTAGGCACTACACCAATAACAAGCGGAACGGTAGGACGTGTGTTGTTCGAAGGGACGGGAAATGTACTTCAGCAATCGGGTTCACTCTTTTGGGATAATACAAATGTAAGGTTGGGTGTTGGTACGGCAACGCCAACGCAAGCGTTAACTATTGCAAGTGGAAGTATTGCAATGACTGAATCGTTTCCTATTCGTTGGGGAACTTCTAATTTATTATACGGTAGCGCAACGGGTTTAGATATAGCGAGTTCTGCATTTGCGGTAAGGTTTAGATTTACCGTTGGAGGCAATTTCCTCATCGGCACAACAACAGACGCAGGGTTCAAGCTCGATGTGAATGGGACGGCTCGCATTAAAGGAGCAAGTAATGTAGGTACAACAACTGCATTCACTATCACAAATAGCGATTCGGTGAACCTATTGCAAGTTCAAGATAATGGATATATCAGAATTGGTAGTCAAGCAACAAGCGCATTTCGTATCTATTCAACCGACGCTTCGGGAGATGCAGAACCTTCGGGGTTACATTTAACACTTAACTCACGAGTAGTGGCGCAAACCCAAGCGTTTAATCTTGGAATGGTAACAATTAATGGTCCTGCAGGCACTGCAACTTCTGGGACTCAAAATGTTTTTTTAATTAATAAAGCGTTTTCTCCAACAAGCGGAACTGCTACTTACGCAGCATCTTCTATTATACCTACAATTAACCAAACAGGAGGTGCTAACGGAATTACTCGCGCTCTTTATATCAATCCAACGCTAACAGCAGCAGCTGATTTTAGAGCAATTGAAGTAGCAAGTGGTATTACAATTTTAGGAGCAGCCACAACAGCAAAGGCATCTTTGAGAATACCAAGCGGAACAGCACCTACCTCACCCGTTAACGGAGATATTTGGTTTGACGGAACTAACTTGAATGTGAGAATCGGTGGAGTAACAAGAACAATAGTAGTACTTTAATAATTATAACAATGGCTAAAATACAACCCGTTATCTTTCCTCTTAACGCAGGAACAGCAACAGAAATGAGCGTACTCATTCTCAACTTTGAAACATCTGCAACAACTTGCACTACCTACTATGAATTGAAAACCGAAGAAGGCGCAGTTCTAACGAATGGTAACTACACTTTAACCGAAGAAGAGTTCGCAGCGTGGGGTGAAGACAATTCATGGGTAGAAACTTGCGTAGCTAACGCAATAGGTGTAACAATTATAACTTTCTAACTATGCAACTAACAGAGGAACACTTAAAGCAATTAGACGCTTTCATTCAAGAAATGCCTGTGAAATTTGGCTTGCCATTGATTCAGTTTTTCAACAAGATTAAAGAGGAAGCTGATAAAGAATGAGCATCTTAGCTGAGCTATTTGAACAGGGAGCGCTTTACGATGTGCTTTTAGATTTCGGGGAATCCGTTACTGAGAGCGCACGTAGTAACATTCGCATCCAGCAAACGAGATACGGCAAGAAGCGAAGAGCTAACACTACAGGCACGCTCGCAGCTTCGCTCTATTACAACATAGATGTAACAGGCACACTACCATCTATTGGCTTTGATTCATCAGCTGACTACGCTAAGTGGGTAGAGTATGGTAGACAAGGTAAGGAGAGTAATTACAAAGGAATAGATACACGATTTGCAGCAAGCGCAGCCAAGCCTCCGGTGGAAGCTATACTTAATTGGATGAATCTAAAGAAGATTAAGCTGAGAGCTATGGGTGAGACGGGCAAGATGACTAAATTCGCTAAGAGCGCAGCTAACAAAGATGCAGATAATAGATTAAGAGTGGCTAACGCGATGGCTAAAAGCATAGAGAAAAAAGGTATTGCACCTCTCTACTATTTTAGAGATGCATACTTAGAGTGGCTACCCGATTACGCTCCGCAGCTAAATGGTGCTATGAGTGATGCAGTGAATATTTACATCTTAGGTCAAACGAGAAAACTAACTAACATTAAACCTGCATAGCATGGCAATTACAATACAACAACAGCCCTACATATTCACAGCTCTAAAGCAAAAGCTTATAGTAGTGGCTACATCTACCAACGTAGGGCAGCCTGGCTTTAGATATGTGCTAACTGTTAGCAATGGCACTACTACTAATATCTTTTACGTGCAGCCTAACCTATCAGGCGCACTTGTATTTGACTTAAATCCTGTAGTTAGTCAAGCCATGGATTTAGGGGTAAACAGCACTGACGCAGTGCCTTCTTTATTTGCATCCACAACGGTGCAAGCTGCTGCTACATCGCGTAATATTTTGGGCATTAGCACAATCATTCAAGAGGGCTATGAGGTGCTTGGCTTATTCGAGGTGCAGGCTACTCAATACCCACTAGATGGCAGCGCTTTAATCAATGCAGCTTTTCAGATTAGCGATGGCTTTAATCCTGATCCTGCTGACTACTTCTCATTAGACTCAGCAGGGAGCTACATCATGAGTGATTTAGTTAGAAGCACCTATGCAATGGATGACATGCTAAGCCAATACTCGTTAGGCGCTAACACGATTGGTATAACAGGCTTTAGTGATGACTATGGAGTGCTTACTCTACCTGCTGATGACGGCACAAGTTTAACAGGTAATGCTATTGATGACATTCAGATACTGCAATTTGATGAGGCAGGAGCATTACTGCAGACTGACGTTTTAAATTGTATAATTGCAGCAGGCACTATTAACCACTTACCCCTACTGCCTGCTAACATAGATGATGTATTTGGCTTAGATGCAGATTGGCATCACTACTTACTTAACTTTAGAAATAGTGGAGGCTCTGCAACTGCACGATCAATAGCTGTATTTAAATCAGATGATGAATGTAGATTCGATAAGATAAGATTAGGCTGGACCAATAGCAGAGGTGGATGGGATTACTTCAATTTTACTAAACGTAGTGAGGAAAGTTACTCAGTAGAAAGAAAGAGATATAGAAAGGTAGTGGGTAACTATGGCACTGCAGATGCAGGTGAAGCGTTTGGATTCAACACATACGATAGAGGTATGACTGAGCGCAGCCCATTTGTAGAGAAGATGATGCGCATACGTACTGACTTCTTAACCGAAGGGCAGTTTGAATACTTAAAGAATCTAATCTACAGCGAATCAGTTTACATCATTAATCCTAAAGGCTCAGCTACACCAGTGCTAATAGATAGCAATAACTATACTGCAGTTAAGAGCCGAAGCTCACGTAAAACAGATTTAGAATTAATGTTAAAATTTAGTAACGACTATACAGCATGAGGCCAACAGTAATATTAACGGTCAAGGCAAGCAATGGAGCTGCTGTAGTAGTAGACCTATACGAGAATGAGAGCATAAGCTACTCATCAAACTTTAATAGCATATCTGAGTTTACTACCAGGGGAGCATTTTCACGTGAGTTTAGAATACCTGCAACGAAAGCTAACGTAGATTTCTTTGGGCAGCAGTATAACGTGAATCTGCTTAATGATGACACTACTCAAATCAATGTACTACGCAAGATAGAGGCAACTCTTTCCGTAGATACTTTACCCATCGCGGAAGGGCACCTGCAATTTAAGCAGGCCATTACTCAGCAGGGTAAGATGCACGAATTTGTAATAGCTTTCTTTGGTGAGACTGTAGACTTAGCTCGCAGCATTGGAGATAAGATGCTTAAAGAATTAGACTACACTGATTTAGCTCATGAGAATAGCTATGCCAATGTAAATGATATTAATGATGGTAGCTTATTTGATAACGCACTCTGCTACACACTAACAGATAAGGGGCAGAATTGGAGTGAGGATAGCACAGTAACAAGCAGAAGGATATTCAGCTCAGTTAATCCTATCTATACAGGAGAGCTAACATTAGCTCTGCAGGCAAAGTGGTTAATGGATAAGATAATAGGTGAGGCTGGCTTTACGTGGAGCGGACAAACCTTATTCAATGAGCTTGCTCAAATGTATATTCCATACATCACTAATCCATTAACGCTTGGAAATATTGCTGCTGAGGAATCTAAATTCAGCGCAGAATATACAGCAAATCATGCAGTAACTATAGATACTCAAGGCAATGGTGGTTATTATTATAAACAGCTAACAGGATGGACTGAAACATTTGATCCATCTAATAGCTTTGCATCCGATGTTTATACAGCGCAGGGTAATTTTAATACTACGTTTAACGTTAATTTAGAAATAGATGTAGATTTTACAGGCTATTCTAATCAGTCATGGCATGATTATGATATTAATTTACGCATAACGAGAGGCGGTTTAGATTTTATTGTGCCTATTCCATTTGCTCAAAATGTAGGGCCTTCAACTAATCAGTGGCTACCAGGAACTAATCAACAACAAATAGTTCAAAATAATCCATTTACAGTTATTGCATCCTTAGAATTACCTCTGCAGGTAGGAGATGAAATAAGATTTTTTATTTATGCTCATGCAGGAAGCTCACAATCTGTAACAATAAATGCAGATAGCTCTATAGGTATAACATTTGTAACAGGAGAACTGCAAGGGCAACCTGTTAATTTTACTAGCAACGCACCTGAGCAGAAACAAATAGATTTTTTAAGAGACATTCTTAAGATGTTTAATGCTGTGCTTGTGCCTAATCCGAATCTACCTAACTCTATTGAGATAATACCAATGGTAGAGTATTTAGGTACAGGAGATGATTACGATTGGACCGGTAAGTTAGACCTATCAAAAGACATTGTACTTACACCTGCAGCTGACATCAGAAAGCGCCTACTTAAGTGGAGCTATAAAGATCAGGGAGATGTGTTTAACGCAAAGTATAAAACAGCAGCTCAGAGAGTGTATGGAGAGCTCAGGCTTAATGATGCAGGCAATGACTTCAGCACAAGTGATTACACTGTAGAGCTAACCTTTGGCGCTTCGCCATGCGACCTTATCCCTAATACTAATTACGTCATCCCAAAGTACTTTAATGAGACGGGAGAGTTTATGGCACCTGGGCCTCGCATACTTTATCGCAGAGTATTTGAAGAGAGCGCTGTAGTTATGGTTTATGATGAGGTAGCAGAAGATGCAA